TTTATCAGCAAAGGATTTAAATCCTTTTAATTCTAGCCGCAGTAATTGCATGACTGCCTCCTTTCTTAGTATAACCCGATTAAATCATATCTTTAATTATAAGCTATAAGCATACGAAATTCAAAATAATTACAAATACACGCAACATATACAGTTATGTAAATACTATAAGTTAATGTTTGCAACAAAATATAATATTTCAAATCTAATATTTGACGAATATTTGACGAAATAAAAAAGAGGGTAGCAATTACGCTACCCTCTAATACGTTTAGTCTAATTCAATTAATCGGTGTAGTTCGCCGTTTACAAACCACATTTCACACGTTACGTTATCGCCATCTTTTAGAGTGGCCATATATAACCCCTCTTTGTTTGATTGAATGTCTTCTGCGAATTGATGTGTTTTTCCTTCAAATGTAAATACTTGTGCCATAATGTTTTCCCTTCAGTTATAAAGTAATACTTTCCAACTGTCAATTAACAGTTGATTGTTGCAATCCGTGCAACTCGGAGATAGTTAGATCACCATTCCTTCACTGTGTAAAGTGCGCTACCGCCCTCTAAATGTTGTCCGTTGAAATGTGTTAACACTTCAAACTTACCTGCTTGATACCCTATAGTTTCATAGGCTTTATTATCTATCAAAGTAACACCAGCTTTTATCTTGTGTCCTTTGTTTAGATTGATTTTGTACACATCGACTTTCTGTTCATCAGTGTTAGCAACTACTGCGGTTCTATCAGATTTTTCTGTTGCTGCTTTAGGTACATTAGGATTGCTATGTGCAATATCCTGTTTTACCTTTTCTGTAGCAACTTCAACTGTTGGTGCTTCTGTGTAATATGTCGCTATCGGTTGAGTTCTTTCCTTTTTGGAAATAACTTCCTGTGCTTCTGTTTCGGTAACATGAATTGCTTTTGACAATTCTGTAGGTGATTTAGCCTGCTCTTGTGTGAGTACAATAGGTTTTTCTAGTTGCTTTTGTTTGTGATGATATATCAATACACCAACAATAGCGATAAAAACGCATAGGGCAATCGCTATGGCTATTTTATAGTGTTCCTTGATAGTTTGTACCAACTTACTAATTAACATAGCTTACACCTCGTTTAATTCGTTTTGTAGCATTTCTAGCGCCCTAAACTTTTCATCTGCGAAACGTTCATTCAAGTTATCACGCAACGCACTATTATTCCATGCAGTAGTCATACATACATCATAGATACAAGCGATGATGTCATAGTCAAAGCGTTTATCATCAACATAGGATAGATTAGGCAATTCTAAATTCAAAGCCTTTTCCATTAACTTCAATGCATCGTGGAACATATCAACGATATTGCCTACACCATATTGTACAGTTCTACTCCATATAACATCTTTCAATGTGTCTGAATGTTTATCTACATGGAACAGATTGTCTTGCAATAGCTTACACGCTACATCGTAGTATTTAGCTTTGATATAGTCATGTTGCATTTGTGCAAATCCCTGTCTATCAATCGTTCCGAGTTCTTTCCATTGGTCGATAAACTCATCACTATTGATTTCACCGCTATCTACCAAAGCTCTTGCGTAATCAGTGTAAAATCCACCTTGTCGTAGTCCCCAACCTAGAAATTCATCAACGCTACCGCAATTACTAGCTAATTGATATGTGCCGTAGGAAATACCGCCTGCATCATTAACCCCACTTGATACACAAGCAGGGTCGCCGTTACTTTCATATACCGCACTCAAACTCCCTAATTCATTCATTTCTCTAACTCCTTTTTTTCAATAACACTACCCTCATTCATATATTGGGAACGCTTAACACTACCATTAGCACCAATATAACCGCTTAACGCACCGACTATCACACTTGCCAAATCCTTTTGTTCAAGATAAATAGTCATGATTAGTGCAGCGGATAATGCTATCAATGTTACGGTGTCCTCATAGTTAATCTTCATTTAATCGCTTCCTTTACCGATTTGACGAAATCAATCACCTGTTTAAATAGCCCTATCGCACGTTTAAACCACCTCGTTTCTACTAGCTCAAGTTCAATCATATTCTCCACGCACGATGCCAGCTCAATAAATATAGGTATCAAATACAACAACGTGCATAGGAATACATCAACACGGCCCAATACAGGTACTACTACATCAGGCAATGTTAATAGAATGAATGCCAATAAAAAAAGCCACGGATAGGATTTGACTAATTTCTTAGTCATATCCGATCGTAGCTTGCCACTTACTAAAAATCGTTTATGCTTTCCGTTAATTTCTACTGTAGCCCAACCTCTCCATAGGATAGCTAGTATAGTGTTTTTGATTGTAACTTCTCTCTTTGTTGCTAGGTTGTAATTTCTAGCTTCAACCAGCACTCGTAAAACTGTGTCTATAAACACAAGAATAACTGTTGTGAATATAGCCAATGATATGCGTACCGCTTCACTCACGTTAAACACCTCGTTAAATATTGGAATAAAGATTTCTACCACTATTCGTCTCCCTCGTCTCTTTCTGATAACACAAAACTTACGGAAATATATTGTAGATTTCCGTCAAAACTTTTATCTCGTGTTATCCGTGAATTATTACCTATTACAGTAAACGTTGCTTTTACATTGCGTTCTAAATCTACGATTACAGTTACAAACTCCCCTTGATTGTCTGATACATTAAATGTTGCTCTATCACTACCACCACGGCCAACATAAGTGCCAAGAAACAGATCGTAACTCCCTTTTGGCAAAAATAATGTTTTACGTTCTTGAGTTGTACCGCCGTTAAAAACAGGAAAAAACTTATGCGATTCTTGTTGCCCTCTAACTGGCGATGTTAATATCCCGTATTTATTAGTGCCTATTTTTACTAAACCGATACTAATAGCATTAACAACACTTTTGCCTTTCTCCCATAGTGTAGCGTAATATTTTTTACCATCGGCTTTAATTTCTATATTTTTATCGCCTGCTACATTAAGGCTTTCTGTTAAATCAATTCTATCAGTTCCGAGTATCAATTGTTTAGCCATTAACCCCTACCTCTACTGTTCCTTTAGCGCTCCACAACTGCAACTTACTATTCAACGATGTTTGTACTCTTCCCCAGCTACCCCATTTGTTAGCCATAAAAGTACGATGATAAGTTTCACCATTTAATGTGTGCAATGTATGGTCGATTAGTTTACCATCTCCAAAGTTAAATACAATCAACATACCTTGCTTATGTGAACGTGGTGGATTGTTAGCACCGCCATCGAAATTAATTTCATAGCACCCTTGCGTTGTGAGTGTGTTCCAGTCTGTTGCGGTATCTAATTTAGAATATGGGAATCCAAATGAACCTGCATCACCTTTTTTAACAAACACTTCATCGGCTTTAGTTTTGCTATAAATGGCGGTGTCATAATGTTTAGTAGTTAATACTGTACTACTATCAGTGCCGTCATAGTGTTTCAAGGTAGTACCAGTTAAGTATACAGGTACGCTAGGGTCTCCCAATTCCACCGCATCAGCTGTAGATACTTTACCGATACGCACACCATGTCCATCGGTTTTCTTGCCCTCTAACAATACATTGTTGTTAAGCACAATAGAACCGCTTACATTACCGCCTGTGAGTTTCAAATAATCCAGTGTAGCAAGTCGAGCTGTATTGATTGAGTTTTGATAATCTCGGTTTGGATTGCCTACATAAATATCTACTTGATGCCGTTTGCTAGGCTTTTCTGTTAATACAGCAAAATAGAATTTGCCGTTACAGTATGCTATATCTTCAATTTCAGTAGTTCTATTGATTTCGATAATCTGTTTAACTGTGCCAAATGGTGTACATTCTACCAAACTACCGAGCGTTGCACTCATAATACAGCCGTTAAGCATCAATGCACCATTGTTGTTAAAGTCATCGTATTGGTAGTCAATTTGATACGTTTTCATTTTTTTGAAATCATCATTATACAAGTTGACTTCACGTAAGCGTTGTTGACCGCTAATTGGTACGATGCTTACATAAGTTCGTGTAATAGGATCATATCCGATATTAAATACACGTTCGTTCAATGTGATAGTCTTTTCAAATGCCATTGTGTCAGCATTAAATACAGATACGTTATTAGGATTTTTCAAACCATTGGAAAGGTAAATCTTATTTGTGTATTTGTTGTAGCACATAGTATTACAATGGCCCATTTTGTCAGGGTCGCTAAACTTATACGTACCTACAATTTCAAATGTATCTGGATTGAGTTCATATATATTTTGCTTTGTGCCATCGCTATTAATACAAGCTAACACAAACACATTCTTTTTATCATTGTAGGTAAAGCCTTGACATTGATTTACTTCATCGCCATATTGAATGTTTTTCACAAAGGCGATATTAGATGCCCCTTTTAACATTGGTGTTTCAGTAGGATAGAACGGCTTGATGTTATTGTATGAACCCATATCCATAACACTATCAACAGTATTAAATGAAACATGCTCATTTACTTTGTAGATGCCATTAGGGATTAACAATATTTTGTTTTTCAAATTATCGTTAGCACGTTTGAATGCTGCCGTATCATCTGCTACACCATCACCTACCGCCCCAAAGTCTTTAACAGATACGATGCCATATAGGCTATCTTTAGGAATAAACTTTGTATCTGCCTCGGTTTTTGTAATCAAACCACCGCCATTAGGCAAGGCGATTTGCTCTGCTTTACTTGCAGCCGTTTCTGCACGTTTCGCCGCATCAGCTGCCTTAATAGCATTACTTGAGATTGATGTTTGTTTATTATCAATGTCATTTTTTAACGTGCGTGCTTGACTAACCAAATCATTAATATCACGCTTATCAACTGTGGTTTGTCCTGCATATGCTTTTGCATCTGCCACTAGCTTTTCTGCTTTCGTTACATTAGCACTAGATGTATTAAGTGCGGTATTGCTAGTCGCTAGTTTATCATCAACTGTACGGCTTAATTCTGTAATCTCACCGCCTAATGTTTTTATCATTTCTGCATTAGCGTTAATAGTATCACTTTCGGCTTTGATTTTTTCATATGCATTGATAGCATCATTTGCTGCCTTTGTCGATGTATCTACAATTTTCCGTGCAACTGTTGTTGCATCCTCATCACTACCTACACGAATTAATAAGGCTCTGTTCATTTTCTCCTGCATCTCTTGCAAAATCAATGTAACCTTATCTGTCATGTGTTCAATATTTTGGAAAGGATACTCGTCTGGCAAATCTGTGTCTTGAGTGATTGGTGTTCTACGTTCAAGAATAATCTTGTGCGTATTGTCTAATGGATCACCATCAGCAGGATATGTTAATGTTTTGTTTTCTTTATCATAATCGATGTTTCCTATTTGCACGCTTTCAGTGCCATCAGCATCAACAATGATTAAGGCTATATCTTCAACCTTATTGAAATCATATGGCCATATCCATTTCTTATTTGCTCCATCACATTGATAAACTACACTAGGTTTTTTGACTTCTGGTATCATATTTGTTCCCCTTTTCTAATTAAACAGGACTACCCATAATTGAGTAGTCCTTATTTATTAATGTTTATCTTTTTTAGATTTTTTATCTTTCAATCGTCTATCAAACATGATAGCCATAATAACATCTTCTAGTTTTGCATCCGTGTCCGTTAGTGCAAATTTAGCTAATGTCCATAGTCCATCTGTTACAGTATCACTGAACCCTGTAATTCGGTTAGATACTTGTGATAGGCTTCTACCTACATCCATAACACCTTTATTAGGCGATACAATTGCACTGCCTACATCATATAGTTTTTCAACAATTGATGCGGCCATTACTGTATTCCCTTTATTGAATACCTTTTCACCTAGAATGTATTTCATAGCCATGTTGGAAATATCACGCACAATAGGTACACCCATAGTAGCTTGTGATACTAATTCTTCCCCAAAGGATTTCGCCAAATCTTCAGGGCTATCATCATCTCCATTTGTCATGGCTTTGTATACCATCATGCCTAGTGCTTGTGCGGTCAAAGTCCACCATAGCATACGCACGAATTGTCCATAGTTGCCTTGGTCTTTCCGTGCATAGTTACCCTCAGCAATGATATTGTACAAAGTGTTAGCGTAGGAATAGAACGGTACAAATAGTTGAGTGAGTGCATTTCTTGAACGTTGGATGCCTGCACTGTCTTTTGTATCGCCACTACCGAATATATCTCTTACGGCTCTATCGCCAGCACTAATAGCTTCCTGTTCTACAAATTCAGCGGTTAGTCCCTCTTTAGATTGTAGTTCAAGTATTTTTTGGTCATAGGCAAATTTCCATACAGGAATAGATAATGCAAAATCAGTTTCTGTTAACAGTCTAAATCCCATTTGGTTAATATCATCACGGATATTAGCTAATTGTTCAGCCTTATAACCACCAACATTTGTATCACCTATGCGTAAGCCTTTACCCTCAATGGATAGCCCTTGTTTCAAATCCTTATCTAAAGTTTGAACACGTTCCCTCATGAATATAGATTGAGATAATACAAAATCACGTGTTGCGTTGTACTTGGCTGTGCCTACACCATAGAACCCTATACCTGCATCACTAATTGCTTTGAGTGTATTTCCTACACCGATACGATACATAGCAACAGGAATATTTAACGCATTTTGTAACGCTACCGATACACGGCCAGCCATAACTGCGGTAGAGGTATTTTTCTTGAGTGTCATTACCAATCTGCCCCATGCATCAAGTTTCGCCGCTTCATCTTTCCAGTTATCTCTAACCCATGTTCGTAAGAATTGGTAGGTTTCCATACCAAATTTATCAACGATATATTCTTGGAAACGGCTATTACCAACTAGCTTATTTACATCCGTTACCGCTTTACGCATGGTTACATGGTTGATAGCTTCCATGATAGCGTTAGGGATTACGTCAAAATCAAGCATTAAAGATTTACCTTTAACTACATCTAAACGTGATTTAGTAGCACCCATACCAGTACCGAATATCGCATTACTAGCAATCATCGTTTTAGCAATATCCTCTGTTTCAAAGTCGGATACTTTAGCACTTACTTTAGGATTGTACACAATAGGGAAATACTGACCTTGTATTTCTCTACCGCCAATTGTGAATGTAATACCTTTTTCTTTCTTCAAAGGATTACCATACAATTCCTCTTGTACCTTACTACGCTCTTCGTAGAATGAATTGATATGTTCCCATGTGCGGATGACAAATTCCCAGTCCTTATCGGTCATGTATTCTTGGAACGCTCGTTCCATTTCTACTTCATTACTTTGGATAGTTTCCAATGCACGTTGTCTATTCTTTTCTGTTCCCCAGTTTAATGCAAGCATGATGATTTGTTCTTTGGTAACGTTGCGTAATTCGCCTACGCTATAAAGATGATCATTACGAACATCAAATAGTTGTTTCTTGGAATATACCGCTTTTACATCTCTGGCCAATCTATACATAGATTTTTCCTTGTACTCGTTAAATTTCTGAGTAGCTTTATTAATTGGCTCGTAAATATATCTAACTGCAGGGCCATTCTTTCCACCATCCAATCTGCGTAAGAATGTTTCGGCTTTCAACAATGATAAGTTAAAGTTATTCAATGTGTTAGACAATGCATCTGCACGGCTGCGGTTGTTTAACTCATTGAATACATTCCCATTATCTCTACCAAATGTTTCGGATGCTTTATCAATGATTTGGAATATAGCGTCATCAATTGTAACATTATTCCCCTTTTCATCGATTAGTGTGCTTCCTTCATATTGAGTTCTACCGCTCTTGTACATACCTGTCATGAGTTCCTCTAACTGTTCGAGTTCGCTCATTTTTAGCGTGCTAAACATTCTAGGTGATTTAGCATCGAACATTTCGTATATCCATGGTTCGAGTTGTACAGTCGCTTCTTTATCACCCATGATGTCAGCATCTGCATCTAATGCTTTAATCACTGCCATCATATCAAAACCGTTAACAGGCTTTAAGCCATCATACTTAGTCAATCCCATTTGATATGCCATGTGGGTATAGAAATAACGCATATTAGGTTCAATCATGATAGGATTTTGACTGCGTGTCATTCTGCCTAGTTGGTCTAATAGTTTAGTGCGTAGTTTCTTAATAGCTTTTGAATTTTCAAACGCTACTCTTGCTCTTGCTTGGTTTAGCATTTGAGATTGTTTAGCGTGTAACGCTTCATCTACTTTACCAGTTGCCAATGCACTATCTGCTTTCTTACCATCTCTAACGGCTTGATTTTGGTATTTCTTGTACTGGCTAGCTTGAGATAATGTCAAATCGCCTAACTCTCTTTTAGCACGTTCCATATATTTCGGAATAGTACCAAATCCACTATCACGAATTGCACGAACCGCATTAATACGCTCTTGCAACGCATCCCTTAGCTTTTCAATTCGCTCTTCATTAGATAATACTTTATTATCCATGCGTTCTTGCATGCGCTCTTGCAAGCGTTCTTTTTGCTCTAGCACTTTATCAAGTCTATTCGTGATCGCTGTTAAGCGTTTAGATAATTCGTTATTTTTATCTTTCAAATCAAGTTCACGTTCTCTAGCTTGTTCTTGTATTTGCTCCTGTTGTGCTTTTAGGTTATCGATTTCATCATTGGCTTTATCTAATTCTTTTGAAACACTTCCTAACTCTTTATCAACTTTGGCTTTATCTTTTCGCAATGCTTGTTCTGTTGTGAGTTCTTTTTCAATCGGTGCTAGTTCTGCATCTAGGTTTTCACTATTTACATCTAGTTTTTGCAACTTATCCAATAATACCCAGTTTTTAGCTAGTTCCTTATTGGTATGTGCCTTAATCAAGCGTGCTTCCTCTTGAGTAAGTTCCATTTGTCCTTGATTGGATAGTAACATTTCTTCGGCTATTTCTTGGTTAGATTTGCCTGCGTTTGGATCATTAACAAACTCATTTCTAGCGTTTTCCATTTCCTGTGCTACTGCTTCATCGTAAGTACTGCCAGCTTCCTCACGTTCCGCCTTTTCTAACCCCTCAATAGTTCTATATTGAGTATTTTCCAATGCACCATCACCCAAGGCCATGTATCGTTGATGTTCTTTATAGATAGGATATTCTTCGATTAAACGCTTTTCGATTTCAACTTGTACATCGTTTTTCACATCTTCCCATTCTTTAATAGGTCGATTGTCTAACTCTTTCATGTACTTACGCATTACACGTTCTTTTGCTTTTTCTTTAATATCAGCAATGTATCCTTGCACTCGTGCTTGTTCGCTTTCACTCAACTGTTGATACAATTTTGTATTTTCAAATTGTTCTAATGCTTGCTCGTGTGCGTAGTTTTCAATGTCATCTTGCGTAGCTATCATGCGTGCCATTATATCTTTAATGTCAGATGGTACTTCACCGCCTAAACGTTGTACGCTACGATAAATACGAGTTAACCATTTAGAGAATTGACGGAATACTCGTTGTAGTCCTTTTGTTGGTGCTTCACCACTTCGCAAGTAGCGTTCCCAACCTCGTGCGAATTTCTCATGTGCTTTGGTATTATCTACGTTTTCGCCATCAACCCAACCGCTCCACTCTTTGAGTGTGTTCCAATCATCAAGTAATTGTTTAGGTGCATTGTCCATTGATGCTAGTTTTTGAATGTCATCAAAGAACACATGGCCCATTTCATGTAAGAATGTACTTCTATCTGCGGTTTTGAAAATATTGATAATACGTTCACCATCGCTCATGATTTCGGTCATACCATTAACGGATTGATTGTACTTTTCAATGATTTTGATTGCCTTGTCATCGAATACCACATAGCATCGTCCGTCTGTATATCCATCATATGTAATACCCTTAACACCAGTTGAATTTAAAAATTCAGATGCACCTTTATCACCGCCAAATGCTTTTGACAATGCAACATAAACATCTCTTCCTGTATATGGTGTTTTTGTAAATGTATCACCAATACTTTCCAAGATTTTATCTTCTTTTATTTTTTCTTTTGCACCCTCAACTTCTTTCTCTTTTTCTAGTGCCAATAACTTTTCATTAATTTCACCTATTAGCTTTTTAGCCATTTCAAATGTATTATCCGCTTTCAACTCGTCAAAGTTATATCCGTACTCAGCAGCAGCTTCTCTAGCGATTTTTTCTTTTATCTTATTTACATTGCTTGTTAAAGCATCAGCTATATAATCCCTGTCTTGTTTTATACTCTGTATTTTTCCTAGTAATTTTTTATACTCTTGATTGGTGGTATAGGACGGATGCTCTTTATAGTAATCTAATAAAGCTTTTCGCTTATCGATTTCTAAATCATTAACGGCTGATACTATCTTGTTGATAATATCTTTATTTTGCTCTTTGAAATATTTGTCTTCATCAAGCATTGTATCTATATTAGGGATATCTACTTTAAATAACTTACCACCCTTTACTCCGCTAGCATCGTTTTTTCTTAATATATCAATTGCCTTTTTTGCTTCGTTTCGATATTTATCACGATATCTGTTTTTATCTAAGCCTTTCTGTAATGATTCTATTGCTTTTTCTTTAGTCCCATGTTCTTCCAATTCGTCAAAAACATAACCTAATGCACTACCATACTCGACTTTTTTTTCCCCGTTTGTCCAATCCCCTTCGTTATCTGTAGTCCATTTTTCTCCATTTAATATAACAAAAGAGCCTTTAGCTCCTAAAACATCTTTATACGCTACAGATACTTTCTTATTTTTAGCAAAATATAAGCCCCAACCATGTACTTGATTTCCCTCACCAGTACCAATAGCACCTAAATCAAATGTGTCAAAGTCATACGGCGAACCATGCCATGCGGATTGATAATATTGATAATTATGTTGTTTTCGGAGATTGTCTAAATCATTTTCGTTTGGTATACTATTAATAAATGAACGACTTAGTTTAATCCCCCCAAGCCATGGTGGCTGGTTTTTTGGATTATTACTAAGTCGTTCTTTGTTTATATATATTAAATCCCCACCCAATAACAAATCATAATACGCTATATTGGTATTTCTAGCATAATAAGATTGTACAACATGATAATCACCTCTATCATTGTATTTGTTCAATAATATTGGCATCATTATAGGCTTTCCGTTTAAACCAATTACTTCAGTTATAATGATAATTTTTTTGCCATTATCTGCACTAAATATTGCAGATGGATTTGCAATGGTATTAGGTAACTGTTTCAACATATCAATGGAAACTGTATCATTATGTCCAGATAAAATTCTTTTACCGTTAGAATCAAATACAGGTGAACGCAATATTTTATGCAAAACACCGCCTGTAATTTTGATTTTTTTTAAGTCAAGATTAATCAACTTAAAGACTAATGGTGAATCCATTATATCTATTGTTTTTTTACTTCCTATATTATTAGCATTATCTACATTGTTAGCCCAATCACTTAATACTTTATCAAGTTTGCTTTCCCATACTGCTTTTGTATTTTGATTATAACCTTTTTGATTATCTAAAACTGCATCCATGTTGATACGAACGCTATCACGCAAATAATCCATAGCGGTATAACCACCACGGCCCATTTGTCGCATATATTGTGCCATTACATCAGCATGTTGTGCCATCAACAACGCATTAGCTTTTGCCGTTTCACGTTGTTTTCTATCGGTACTTTCACCAATTGCTTTAACTACTTTGTTATATACATCATAGCCACTCTTGGATAATTGCATTCGTAGTGCTATATCATTATCTGCCAATGTAAAAATCTTATCATGCAAGCGTTCAAGGCTTTCAATTTGTTGTAGCGTATGCTCCATATCAGCATGATGGATATTGCTTTGGTTAAGTGCTTCAACATTATCAGCAAATGCAGTTTGTGCTTTTGCTACGCTTGAATGAAATGCTGCACGTCTACGTTCTGCATTCGTGCGTGGTGCTTTACCGCCATTGTTAGACTTGTAATCAGTCAGCCATTGTGGCTCTACACCACTTGCCGTAGCTTCTTTAATATCATTGTCCATGTTGTCAAAGTCGCTTGCATAGTTTTCTCGATACTCTTGCACTAGGTTTTTATACAAATTGTTGTACGCTTGTTTAACCTGCGTAGGATTAGAGAATACTTGGTCTAGTACTTCGCGATCTACATCGCTTGCATCTTCAAATTCATCACGGATAATGCTTTCTTTAACTCGTGCTGCTTTCTTTTCTGTTTCATCAACTAGGTTATTATTAAATGCTTCCACTTCCGCTTTTGCACGTTCTAGCGTTTTCATGCTCATACCGCCACGAGTAAAGTATGTACTTTCTTCTAGCGCCTTTACAGTTTCTTCCGTCAAGCCACCGCTTAATTGTGCGTACTTCCCAATTGGTACAGGAATATCTGCGTTAGCTTCAATACTCTTAGATACTTCCTCTTGCGTTACCAAGCCACTATCAATCATATTCTTAATGGCTTGTTGCCCCTCTTCTGTTTCTGCCATTTCGTTGACATTTACATATGCAGTAGATACACCTACATTATCGCCCTGTGCTTGTACAATCTTTCCGTACAGTTCAGGGTTTTCTTTTGCCATTTTGTTTGACGATGCATCTTGTTTCAATGCTTGCATAATAGCAGTACCATTTCGATTTTGCTCGGCCATGATTGCATGTTGTTGTTCTTCAGGTGTTAGCTTTTGAAATTCATGGAATGCTTTCATGGTGTGAATACCACTAACACCGCCACCAATTGCACCTAAACCAATAACGGCTGGTAGTGCTTGTAGCATTGCACCGCCTGCACCTACTGCCATATCACCTATGGAATATACTCCCTCTTGGTCATTATCATTGCGGTATAGGTTATGTTGGAATTTCTCGTTAATGTCTTGCAAGCCCTCTTCGACTAATTCAGAACCGCCAGCTTTAACATTAGCTTTCATCATTTGTGCAATTGTTGTACCAATACCACGGCTAAATGTTTGTGCTGTATCGCTTGTAGCATTTTGTATAGCTTTAGCCATGGTAGATTTAGGTGCAACAGATGATAAGGCTTTACCAAACACTTTAAATGATGCAAATTCTATACCTGCATCAACTGCAGCAAATGACATTGCGTATTTTCTAGCTTCATCATCTGTATATACTCTGTTACCTTGTGCATCTCGTTTATTGATGAGTTCAATGTATTTTGTGCCAAATGACATTTGGTACATCTGCTCACCCATACCAACTTGAACACCTGTGCTTAAACCAGTTAATGCACCCGGAATAGCACCCTCACCACCAGCCCATGCGGTAGCTACTGCACCTGTTGCAGCACCTAGTGCCATCCCCTCAGCAGCACGATTAGACCCCATAATAGCTTGCGCCGCCATCATATAGCCTTGACTAGCAGTAGCGCCTACTACTTGTTGTAACACATCTGTTCCATCTGTTTGTCTGTATTGCTTTAAGTTCGATTGTAAGCGCTCCATCTCTTTTGTTAAATCTTCGATTTCAGATTTATCAGTAGTTTGAGATAGCTTCCAACCAACTTGCCCTAATTTAATCTGATCATTCATCGACCAAATACCTTGTTGCACCGCATCAAATACACCTCGTGTATTATTAATTGCTTCAAGGTTTTGTAACGTAGTAATCGCTTCTGCTGAGTTTTTATAATTAACCTTTTCAAGTTCCGGATACATTTCACGCACTTCTTGAATAGTTCTACCACGTTCAATTTGTGCTGCAGCTGCTTCTGCTCGTCTGATGCCCTCTTGTCCACTAGCCATGATGAGGTCAGCACTAATACCTAGTTTTTCACCACTATCAATTGCTGATTGCGCCCAGTCTGCTTTATTCCACAAATAGATTTGCTCAGCACGATGCATTGCCGGTTGTAATATTTCACTAGCTTTATTTACAAAGTTTTCGCTTTGTTGCGGTGTAACATCTGTTTGCGCCAATGCGTTCATTGCATCCACATCAACTGTTGCCGTGCTAGGGTCTTTTGTTACCCATGCACCTACACTATTTGCCGCATTACTGATAGCTTTACCATATGAATTATCTGTTGTTTCTTGTTGTACTGCGCCATCAAACGTAGTATGCGCCTTTGATTTTATCGCAAATGTTCCGTTTGTCGCTTGTTCCGGTGTAATTATATAATCACTCATTATTGTCCTAACCTTTCAGCTAATTCTTCCGGTGTTATCGTGTGTTCTTGACCGCTACTATCTTTATATACATAATATGGCTCACCATCATCACCAGTAGTATTGTATAAGCCGTACATACCATTAGCTGCTAATTGTGCGTTGGTATATGTAACGGCTGCACCTTTACCACCAAAGAAATTAGACATTCTACCTGCACCCCAAAACTCACCTGTTTTAGTAGATGCTATGGCTTGTTGAGATACTGCATCAGCCCCCCATTCTGCCATTTGTGCAGGTGATGGGTCAGTGCCATATTTATTTCTGTATTCTTGTACTTTAGGATATACTGCGGTTGCCACACCTTGATACTCAACCCCATCAATCTTTCTGCCCGCTATACTTTCGATTGTGCTTTTCATACCTTTCATATTAGGTGCAAAATCGCCAGTACCATTAGCATATGATGCGTAATAATCATCAATTTGTTTCAATTGAACAGGTGTGAAATACACTCCCATTTCACCAAGAAAATTTGTTAATTCGCCTTGCGATTTGAATTGTCCATTAGCAATTGCAGCCTTAACACCAAGCACATTATTTTCTTTTGCTTTCATTGCATTTTGTGCTGCTTTATTTACGCTCAACTGCATTCTATTTAGATTATCCTGTTCCGCTCTAGCGTATTCAGAATGTGTTGCTGCGTAGTCCTGTTTAACTTTTAGTACATCAGCTTCTGTACCACCATTAGCTACAACTGCTGCTACTTTTTCTGCAACTTCTGCACGTTGATTTTCAACTGTTTGTGCTTCTTTTCTACGTAGGTTTTGAATACGTGTAGCTACATTACGTTGAATTAATTCTTTACGTTGTTGCGCTTGTGCAGCCGTTTCCTCTTGTGGTTGTCCGCCTTTAAACAGTCTAGCTTTAACCTCTTGCATATATTGTCTGATACTAGGTTCATCGCCATTGCCCTGTGGTGCATCCCATGAGTAATGGTTGCCATTCCCATCAATCGCATCCGGTGCGCCATCTTTCCAACGTTGCCCATTTGCAGGGCCAGCATACCATGCAACGAACGCACCCTCTACACCATATTTCTGTGCATATTCACCCAGTTTAAATGCAGCTACTTTCTTTTGTGCTTCTGGGTCTGACATATCAGCACCCGGTATACCTGCTTGTGCGCTCCATTCTGGCCAGTTATCCGGTAAGATTTGGAACAAACCATATGCGCCTGTACGTGCATTCACCGCACCAGCATCTCCACCGCTTTCTTGCCCCATAACCGCTGCCTTTAGGTTTTCGACTGTTGGCTCACCCATAGCACCTGCAACTTTACCAAACCCTTTATCAAAAAGCGCTTTAGTAACTTTATCAAGCAAGTTAGGATCATGAGGGTCAAATTGTCCGATTGCTTCATCGATTGCTGCATCATCAGATGTAGCCAATACAACGGATGCTTTCTTGACCTTTTGTCTGTATCCCATAATTTTATCTTCATCAATTAATCCGGATGATGCAGCTGCATTAATCATTTTATTTGCGCCATCTAAATCATCATCAGATATTTTCTTTTCAATCATGGTAACTGCGGTGTTCTGTTGCGCTTTTTTAACTTGTACATCTATTGTGTTTTCGTCATACCCTAGATTGGTTAACTGTGCTTTGATACTACCGCTCAATTGTTGCATGGTTTGTTCAAATGCATCAGGACTACCATTTACAACACCATTGTTAGCGATACTTTGTACATTCAAATCAAGCGCCTTTAATGCACTATCCTCGTACTGACCTCTAACATATTTATTGATATTGTTAATTGTATTTGTCTTATCAGTATCAACAATTTTGTTGAAAGCATTAATACTATCTTTTAACTTGAAATTGTATTTATCAGCGATTTGTTTATTCAATTCCTGTACTTTGAGTTGATAATCAACAGGGATGCTTAATGCATTTTCGCCTTTTCTATTCATAGCGCCGTTATCAGGGTTATACATCCAATCGTTCATAGCAGCGTTAAATTCGTTTGTAGCATTAACTACATCAGTCATTTCTTTTTGCTTTTGAATTTGTAACATTGTATTTCCCAAATCACCAACCGCTTTTGAAAGGTTACTTAGTCCTTGTTGGTCTACACCATATGCAGCAGCATTAGCAGTATTGGCAACATTACCATTAACTGTATTTAGTTTTTGTTCACCCTCATAACTGACTAGCTTCATCTGTATCTCCTAACTTTACGAACAGTTACAATAGATCCAGGCCCTACACCTTGTTGCATTCTTAAATCATCGCCTTGTTTCAAACCTGTAATAGCATCATAATCTGTATCACCACCATATACAGTTTGATATTTAGATTTACCAACTTTACCATTGCCTGCGTATTGTTGTTTCAATCCGTACATGCTAGATGCACCACTCAAGATAGTACTAAGCATTTGCAATCGCCCTTGCGTTTTCGCATTAGATGCAGCTGCTCTTGCACTACTAGCTTCATTGCGATAATTAACCCCATTAAGATATTCATTGTAGATACTGTTATTCTTGTTAGTTTCCCAATTGTTAATATCCTTGTTGTATTCATCATAGCTACTAGCCATTAATTGTAATGGTGTACCACTCATGGATAACCCTGTAGCGCCTGCTTCCGCCGTATTCTGACCTGCAATTAACCGCATTTTATTGTCCATCTTATCACGCTCTTGTAGTGCTTGATTGGCAATATCCTGTTGTTTCCTATCAGAAATACGAGCGTTAGCTTCCGCTGCTTGTGCCTGTGCATTGTACATAGCAGTCTGTGCTTTTGTTTGTTGGTGTTGCCCCCATAATTGAGTAACCAATTGACCTGCCATCAATGCAATAGGATTACACATTCGCATCCCCCTTTCTCAATGTAAATAGTTCCATTCCGTTGTGTTTAATATCAGAATGAATAACCGCCCCTAGTGATGTAAGCCATCTTTTGGAGCGGTTGTTTTTCTTATGTATGAAATTGAATAAACATTCATGAGTGGATAGCCACTCTTTTATGATTGCGTTACTCCTCTTTAGAAATTCCTTTTGTAATTTTAAATTAGTATCTAGTATCTTATTCCCTAGGAAATAAATACAGTACATTCCGTTGATTGGCTTTTTTGAAATACCATATACGGCTATTGGTACATCATTCTCAATTACAATGTGGTTTTCATAGTCATTACTGCATATATCTCTCACAAAATCATTTTTTCCATAATTTGGAAAATTTTGGTTCGCTATATTGACCTCTAAGGTGTCTATAGCTCGTAAGTTGATATATAAGTCATGAATTAATGAAGTGTGCCTTACAGGGCAAATATCAAAGTCCTGTAACATTTGGAAAACCACCACCTATTTCTATTTCTCTTGTTACGCTCAAAAGGTTAAATGGATAAGGTTTTTCATGCAAAATACATACAGATGCATCCGTTGAGTACACTCCATCGAATTTTGGCAATATACATACCTTATCGCCACTATATAACTTGAGTGGCGGTAATGAAATATCATCCATATGGTTGAAGTTTCTTCCGATTTTGCCACCGAATGAATTTAAGATGTTCATCGATAATCTACTCATCGTTAATTGTCTACCTTGCAACGTACCATCTTGTATTTGCATTTCAATACTTGGAATACGTAATCGTGTAGTGTAGTTAATACCAACGGCTACACTTTGTGCTTTACCATCGATATTGATAATTGCCGTAGGTGGTACTTCCTTAATTGGCCGTTCTCTACCATCAACCACAATTTGCACATCCTCACCAATCAGATGAGGTACTGTGATAGTACTGATATTCTCTGTGCTGGTTTGTCTGATATAGCAATCCATATACACGTTGTTATTATCAGCGTTATACATCGGCTCAAATCGTTCTATACACATCACTGTACCGCTTTTGAAATCACGCTCAACGATTACATACAAACTGTCTTGTTCGCCCTCAGCTACACTCTCAGCGTATTTGTATTTGCCCTTTGTGGTGAAGTGCGACCATGCATACACCTTTTGCTCAGGAATGTAAGTTAGACAATCGATATTGCCATCATCTGTTACGTAGTAAACAATACTATCTGGATCTTGGGCATATGCACTCGTAATAAAGTTACGATACTTTGTCAGATGCTTAACGAATAGAGTTAAGTCGGCCCCTGTGTAGTTATCGCTTTCATAGGAATATCCTAAATCACGCACTACGCACCCTCTAGCTTGCACATACACACATCTATTACCTATGTATTGTGGCTCACATTCAGATGCGCCACGTTGTGTTTGTGTGCGTAGATTACAATTAGTCGGTGTGATTGTTTTTGAACCATCGATAATCCATTCATTACCGCTAGTCAAAATCAATAAGTCATTAGCTGGTATCAAATGTCGAATGTCATACATTTTACGATTAATAACAGGTAGCGTGATTGCACTATCATCTGTAATCGTTCCGCCTACCTTTTCTACACCAAAGTTGGAATAATCACCTGTGCGACTAAACCATATGTAGTTAGGATATTGAGTGCTAGACGCTAGGATAAATCTGTCTTGGTAAAACGTACATACACGAGGATAACCAAGGCCTTTGCCCCATTGTCCAAATCTAAATTTAGATGTAGCTTCATTTTCCACAACGCTATTCAATACATTTACTTTAACATGCTTACTATCAACAAATTCTTTAATCTCAATTACACCATAGTTAGAATGTGGCAAGAATGATAGGTCTACATTAACACTGCCACCTTTTAAATCAGATACAACTTTTAACATTGCACTAGGCGATACCTTGCCTGTATCCGTTACATTGTAATCGTTGTTAGATGTGTACACTCGGTAATCTTTCCATGTAGTGCCATTGTCATTACTGATTTGAATTTTTACAGTGCCATTCCATGTGCCATGCGATGTGAATTTCCACGATAAATCCTCATCACTACTGAATTGTTCTACATCGTAATTGATGTTATTGTAATCTTCGCCGACTGGTCTGTTATATCCGCCGTGTCTTTCACGTGTAACATATTCAGTACGTTGTATTACTTCGCCAGTTTTGCTTGTAGTTACTGCTTTAACAAAATGTTCAATTTGCATGACTGAACCAACCATATCAGCATTGAATATATCCTTTGTGGCGGTTAAGGTATCGCCATTCAAGATTACAGTACTTTCTTTGTCTATGTTGACTTCTCCGTATGGTTGCTCTGACAACTTGTATGTATCAAATCGCCAGTCTGTATCACTATATCGTGATAGCGTTTTAACTGGATACTTACCACTACAAATAAACATTACATCACCACTTTGGATACAGTTCAATTTATCGACTACATCGCTTTCAAATGGTGTCTGTAGTTCAATACCTGTATAAATACCATTTCGCCATACTCGGATATATCGCTCACCAATTTCGAGCAAGAATGATTTATTCTTTTCTGCCGTAAATTCAAATAGCCGTGTAGACTTATCCTTGTTTTTAACTTGCCCTATATATTCCGAACCTTGCCGTCTAGCTACTGCGCCGTAAGGTCTAATGACTGCATTTTCTGCTAATAGCAACGCGCTTTTAAACTGATCTAAGTCAAACCGCCTAGATACATCAGGCGAAATCTCACCAGTTGTAAATGCAAGTTGTGATATATACATTGGTTTCATGATTACCAACTCCTTGCTTTTACATAGTTAGAAATATATGGCATATCTTGCCTACGTTCTTTAGCACTCAATGATTTTGCCTCTTGTGTTGCTGCTTGATACAACTTGTAACATTGGTCGAACAATCCGCTATTGCCAGTTAATGGCATGGCTAGTTCTGCCCCCATTTTAGACTTTAAGGCCTGTACGAATACAGGACTGAATACATCTATATCTTGCACATCGTACACGTAATCGATGTACGCAAGCGGTACATCACTCACGATATATTTTGTGTTATTGTCAAAGGTAAATACATCATATTCCTTTTGGCTTTCCGCTTTAAATCGTTCCCCTTTAGGAATAACCCCAAGGATACGGATGCACTTTTCAGGATACGCATATACAAATTCATAGCCAGCTAGTTTATGCTCAGATAGTACGCACTCTTCACGTTTACGTGCAAAATTCCATTCATATTGAGATAGTAGCATTTTGCGTGTTGCATCATAGTGCAATCTACATTGTCTAGCCGTTTCTGTTTCTTCATCAAGGCCGTATATCCTACCGCCATTGATAAGACTAAGAGCCATATTACAAATATCAGTAGGTGTCATATTGCCCCCTTTAGTAAAAAAGAGGGATGCATACGCACCCCTCTTAAATTGTTATTCTTCTGTTTTTTTACCTCTATTTGGCTTTTTAACAGGTTCTTCATCTTCTTTTACGATGCCGTCAAACACTTCTTCACCAAACTGTTCGATGATTTCATCAGTTACGTCAATTTCTGTACCTTCTTCTACCACACCATATTCACATAGATAGATTTTCTTTTTAGTTGTTACTAACATGCCTACACCCCCTTAAATCATATCCACATCAAACACTAAGAATGCGGAAATAGTACCACCTGTCATGTTGTTAGCGTTAACCTTGATATATTGTTTAGCGCCTTTGCCTAAACGTGTTACAACTTCTGTACCAGCTTTCGCATTAGCAGGTAAAGTAATGCCATGTAACAACACCGCGCTTTCCATATTTTCTTTATTGGATGTATACACATTGAATAGTGGTGTGCCTGTTACATCTTTGTCGATGCGAATCACGAGCCATGGTGCATTATACGCATCGCCGTCACCGTTATATACTGCAGGTGAGGATGTATTGGATGTGATGGCTTGTTTGTTGTAAAAAATATTCTCTTTATCTAATAGCATATATCGTTACCTCCTAATTATTTAACTTGTTCTTCGCCAATGATTAATGCATCAGTTCGTCTAACTGGTGTACCGTTAAAATCAACAGTGATTTTGCCTGGTTCTGCACCTGCTGCAGTTTGGTATTTGTGGCCCTCGTTGAGTTGTTTACGCAAATAACCACGAACAGTTTTGTTCATATACCATACCGCACGACCCATACCTAAGTTAGGGATTTTTTCTTCCGCATCAATCATTAAGTTGATAAGGTCTGCACCAGTAGCAGCGTTTTTAGTCAATTTAGTTACATCGATATTGCAGATACGAACCACATATCTCCAATCACGAACGGTTAAACCATTCTTCCATTGGTAGTGTGTTTGATATGCTTTGTATTTTTTACCATCGTTAGTAGTTACATCAACTACGCCATCATTATCCCATTTGAAACCAGCTTTAGAGCCTTTAGGATAAATACCATGTGCTGTATTAGGGCCCCATACTACTAACCAAATAGATGTTAAGTTAGCACCTGTACCACCAGCATCGATAATATTTTCACCGCTCTTAGCGGTTTTATCAGAATACCGTGGTGTAAAGCCTACGAATTTTTCAGGCATAGCCTTAGAGCCATAGAATAGCGTAGTTGCCATTTCTTGGTTCATAGATTCTAAGAAAGCACGATCTTCTTGTAAGCGAAATTCTTTTGCGTTATTAGAAATATCTGCTAAATCACGGTCTACTACAGCATAAGCTTCTAGCATACCGCAAGTATCAGTTGCTTGTGCAGTTGTAGATTTGCTTGGTTCTACACCGTCATTAAATACACGCCAAGCAACCTTAGGTAAACCAGTACGAACGGTGGAGATATTCCCTGTAGGTAAGTTACCTTCAAGCATTGTCATATCTGTTAACACTTCATTCGTCTGTTCCATAAGTTCAACGATATTGCCAAGTGTTCCATCACCCTCCATGCGTTTTGTAACATCTAAAATTGTTGGATTCATTACTCCGATTGCCATATATTAATCTCCTTTACATGTCTTTATAAATAGCATTCGCTAAATCTTTTTCTGTTGTAATTTGATTTGCAGGGCTTCCATTCCCTGCGTTGTTATCTTCGCTTGCCATATTAGCGATATGTTTGAATAATTGAATCATTTCTACACGATTACCTAAGCCGTTTTCAGCTAGGATTTCACGGATATTAGGGATTGTTTTTTCTACTGACTCTATACCAGCGGCCGCTTTACTTACAGTAGCGTCAAATTCATTACCTAATACCTTCTTAGCGTTTTCTGCATACCCATCGTATTGCGCCTTTAGTGCCTCTTGCTTTTGTGTTTCATAAGCACTCACGATGTCCGTTGCGTATTTGTTGCCAAACTTCGCTAGTTCCACCGCTTGCTCTTGCGTAGCACCTACACCATTCAGCATTTTAGAAAACTCATCTGCGATGGTTTGGTCGACTTCGCCACCCTCGAATGCAGTTGAGAAATCATATACAGTAGGTTCTGCAGGTTGGTCGGTGTTAGTATCACCGCCACCGCCTAAAATCGTACTTTGTTGGTCTTGTGTGTTCGTGTCTTGTGGTGTACCACCATTTGCACTATCCGTGTTATTGTTTGTGCCTTGTTCTAAATTTTCATCCATGGTTACTCACCTTTCTTTAATTCGTTTTCTTCAAGCGTTTTAAAATATTTCTGCATCTGAATATTTTCCAATTGCGCTAGATGGTATTTCTTAACACCCTCTACACCATCACCAATCTTTCCTAAATCGTTTTGTAACAAAATAGCAACAGCCCTCATTCCCTCGTTATAGAATGTTGTACTGTTGCCTGTGAAAGATTGGCTATTCAGTTTTGCCCTATCTAATATGCGATAAAAAAACCACCTACCGAGTTCAGTGCTCAGTACGTGGTTCAACGCTTCAATGTCGCGTTCACGCATATAATCTCTTTTTTGTTTCATCTAATATTCCATTCCCATTAACTGCTGCATTACAGGGTTTCCATCATTCGCTGCATCGGTTGCTTGTTTAGCTGCACTAGCCATTTGAGGTGCTAATTGTGCCATTTGTAATGCTTGTGCTTGTTCCTCTTGTTCTTGTTGTGCCTGTTGTTGTTCTTCCATCTTAGCTTGATATTCATCATTCGATACAATTACTTTTGCAGGTACACCGAGGTTAACACCATAATAATCCGCTGCTTCTTCAAAATTGAATTTTTGTAGAATATTAGGATTGCCCTGTGCTAATGACATAAGGAACGCAAAATACTGTTCGATTGATGTTAATGAAGATACTTTCTGAGCCTGTGCCAATGGTGAAATGTACTCTATTTTCACATCTTGGCCGTTTAACTCTTCCGCTAGTACTTCATCAATTGGCGGAAACACACCTGCACGATCTAATATCGCATAGGTACGTTCGATAATCGGATTAAGAAATTCAGATAGTAGCCGTTCCACTACAGGCCCTAATTGTTGTAACTTCTCTTGCGTGCGTTCCATGACTTCCCTTGCCGTCATTTGTCCATTGTCCATGTTATCAAGCATCAGGAATAAGTCAGCACTATATGCACGCTTGATACTGTCTTTAACTTCGATGATTTGTTGCATAATCCAATCAAGATTGATACCTACATTAAAGATAGGTTCAACTTTACCGCCTGTATCAACTTCGGTTATACCACCAGGAAATAGCGATACACTACCAATCACATCGGATGTTACGGCCATTGGTGGTTTCACTCCTAACTCAATAGCGGTTAGTCTATCTAGTTCCAACTTCTGCAGCATCATCGCATCAGATTGTGCAAACCATGCACTACCTTTACCATAGCCATTTAGATCATGTGTTGTGTGCCGTGCAATCGGAATAGGCCATTCTTCATAGCCACTATGTCGCAAGATTTCATCGTCTCTACTCCCCTCAACCCAGTAAATAGAGGAGTAAGGCATGTTCTTATTACCCAGCTTTCCGTTGCGGTCTTTGTTTTCACATACTAGCCAACAAACAGTATATGTAGATGCATTACCCTTGCCGTCATCGTATGCATTTTTAATCTTTTCAGTGCAGTTCTCGTATCCAAACTCTTCCACGAGTTGGTCGCAAGTCATGTTATACTTTCGCCCAAACGTGTTAACTTCACCATTAGCATTACATTCTAATGCGTAAGTACCGATTGGATACGATGTGAAACGCACACCAACTTTACCATCAGGCATGATAGACATAGGCGCTTGTCCGAATGGTAGTTCCATATAGACTTGGTGAACCACATTGTAGAAGTTGGATTTTGCAAATACTGCATACAATATTTCTTCACGTTCATCTAATACTTTTGCTACATCACTATTCGCTGCCATGTCCGTATTCTCCATGGTTAGCTTAAACCACTTTCTACTAGGCGGTGTCATTCCACTCATTACACCACTGGCAAATATCTGGCAACTTTCCCATGCAATACCAGTAAGGATTTTATCGGTATACAACTTTGATTGGTCTTGCTCACCATCAAATACACCAAGAAATGGTAGTTGATAATCTCTAATCATTTTCCATTTATCAACGTACTTTTGACGATTGGTGAACATCTGATTGAATTTAGCTTTTATTTTCTTGTAGTCTTTTGGTTTGGTTACAGGCTTTTCTGTAGGTTGCCTTGCTAGGCTAGATAAGATAGTACTCATATTAACCGCCTAATGTTGTTTTGCCTGTAGCTTGGCTCAATGCACTAGCCAAGATGGTGCTATCATAACCAGTTTTCTTACGCTTTTTATCAGTGAACCATTGTTCATCTCTTTTTTGTGCCATATCATCAGTTTGTGCAACTGGTGTAGGCGATGGTGCTGGTTGCTTAATATCTGGTGTTTTAGCTTTCATACACATTCACATTCCCCCTTTACCCAAATGGTTTGTACTCTGTATTCGCTACTCTTCTGTGATTGCCATTTACTTTTTTAGTGACCCTAAATGCAAAGGTCAAGGCTAATGCATCGCCTTTATTCGGTGATGGTAAGCCACGCTCTTTCATGTCCTTTTTGCTTTCGAGTTGGATGCGGCCGTTCTTATCGATGATCGCTTCTGGCCCTACGAGGTCATCATACAATCCTTGGTCATTAGGAATTGAACCGCCCTCTTTCAGCCATTCTTTCATCTCACCCCACATGTACGCTCTCATATTGAGGTACATATTGTTAGGCGATGCACCACCAAAGGCAACTAACCGCCATTTTCTACCCATCGACTTACCGATACTATAAATACCAGTGCCGTAACCTTGGTCTATAAATACCGCATCTGCTTTGTACTCATCCTCGAATTGTGCTATTAGGTTAGCCATACGCATATCATCGTCATTCTTTTCAATGGTTGCTAAACACTTCATGGAATATCCATTACGCATCACGATTTCTAATGTATCGCCGCCAGTCCATGCAGGGTCTACACCGATAATTACAGGTAAGTTATTAAACTCACCAACTCTGTACATTCGCTTTTGCGCTTCATCTACAATTGATGCGGATATGAATTGTGTGTCAGATGCACTAGGGAATATCCCTCTTACACGCACCTTTACAAAGTCGCTATCCTCACCATGAATATCTACCCACTCTTGCAACTTGGCTTTGTTTGAGATTTTAACAGTACGGCTATCTATTTGATATGTAGTCCAGTATGCTCGATGCTTTCTAAAACATTCTCTAAACCTACCGCTATTACGTGTAGGATTTCCAAACACGCACCATATAATCTCGGTTTCTTTATCGGTTAATGCACCCTCTGTTACTTCCCATATCTTGTCAGATATTGCGGATGCTTCATCAAATATGATAAGTATTCTATTCCCTTGATTGTGCAAACCTGCAAATGCTTCTGGGTTGCTATCACTCCATGGAATAGCATCAATCCGCCATGTCTTTTCATATTGCTTATCAGCACTAAACAATGCGGTAGCCGTATAGGTAAATAATTCTTTACCTATAAACAGGTTGTACCATTTGTTAAGTTCCGCCCAAGTCTTAGACCTTAACTGTGTATCAGTATTAGCAGTGACTACCCCTCTTGTATTCTCATGCGTGGCAATAGCGAATAATATCAACAATGAAGAAAAAGCGGACTTGCCAATACCATGACCTGATGCAACTGCAATTTGTATTGCCTTAGCTAATGACTTTCCCTTGCGTAGTTCTTCGCCTATTTTCTTGAAAGTCTTTACTTGCCATTCGTCAGGGCCGTCAAAATTTTCGAGCGGTGTTCCTTTTTCTCCCCACGGAAAAGCAAAATAAACAAAGCCTAACGGATCATGAGTAAACGAACCCAACGCATCAATCAGTTGTGCCTTGTTGTACTTCATCTGATTTCACCCTTGCTTGCTTCATGCGGTCGGATATATCAATCTCTATTTCTGCATCAAGTTTTACCTTTTCAGTAAATAGCATGTGCCGTTTACCTAGCAACTCGGCCGCTTTCGTTCTATCCGCAATTGATGTATCCAATCCGAACGCATCTTTTTCTTCGCCATTCATAACCTTAGTTAAGTACTCCAGCACTTCATCAGCAGTTGCGATTGTAGATTTGTTCTTCTTTTCCATGTGAGATTGTATATATTGGCTCACGTTAGCATTTGACAACAATCTACTTCCCTGTTGCCTTGCACTATTCTCTGAATATCCAGCTTTTAATGCAGCATGTGTAGCATTAGCGGTCTTGATGTATTCAGTAGCAAATAGTAATTGTTTGTCAGTTAAATTTGTATCATTCATACATCAATCACCACCTTTATATGCTTTAACTAAAAAAAGTAACACCTCGTGTTGCTTGGTGCTACTGTACTCACTTTCTTTTTTATATAGTTGTCCTTGTTTAAAGGTCTTACCTTTTTTGTACTTGTGAGGAAATGTCAGTTTGTACTCTTCCTCTGTGTACATTCGATTGACGATATATACCTTACAAGGCTTATCGTATTTGCTCCACGATTGCCTTACATCGACTACATACCGCCTACCATTCACCTGTAATGCTTTTAGTAGTTTCTTTATCGTTGGTTGATAATTCACATTAAGCACCACACAATACCGACTATAATCAATACACCGCACACAATAGCTAGACAATCAATAAGGCTAAACAAGTTATCTTCACGATGCTCAAACGCATATTTCGCTTTTGCCTGTAAGTCTTTGTTATCCAAATCTTGTGCAGCTTTTTTGAATAATGCTCTATCTTTAATGAATTGTTTAATTGCATTAATCATTTTAATACTTCACCACCTTTCCGCTTTAATTTCCCATTAGATCGTACACACAAACCGCATGTACTTTTCCTTGCGTTCCCCTGTGTGATATATGTTTGACATAACCCGTCATATTCAATGACATTGGCTGTACATTTCCCTTTCTTGTTGTTCAAGCATTTACTCTTACAACACAATATATCAGTCATCATTTCTCCCCTTTTGATAACTTTATGCAAAAAATGAGATATATCGCCGTGGATATACCTCATTATGTGATAGTTTTATTCATTTTTAGTGTAATAATCATTCAAAACTGAATATCGTATAGTCAACGCTTACACACGTTTTAACACGTAGTCAAAACACATGCACATGTTCCAGTACGTAACCAAAACAAAATACGATATTCACTTTTCAGCAATTATTACATACTCAAAACCAAAGTTATATAGTTAGCTATTCGCTAACACGAGCATATGAATTGTAATCATGGTTAGCTCACTCTGTCTAACTCTTGCACAATACTCGGTTCCCAACAGAACATATAGCTTTAGTTTTCAGTATGCAATTGCACTCTCTAAACTAATACCGCCAGTTGTTTGTAGTATGTAACATTTTTTCGCTTAAGGTTTTATCTCATGAAACGTATAGTTGGTTGTTATTGCATAATTGGAAAGGATTATATGTGCGGTATTAGTTTACAAAATGCAATTATGAGGTGCGGTGCAGTTAGAAAATAATATAGATTGTAATGACTTAGAAACAATACTCGTTGATTTTCAAATACAAAATATAAAACCGCACCTCAATTGCTATTTAGTTTTTAGAATTGCCCATTGGCAACTCTTACACCTTATATTCTACTATATATTGACATGGACTTATACGGACATTTGCGGACATTTACAGACATTTGCGGACAACTTTTTGCCACATTCTATTAACGCCTTTTCTTTGTATCGTTTAGCCTGCTTTGCTGAGTAATTCCCAATCATTTTATACGAATCTTCCGTTGTGTTATCCAGTATAAATTCATAACGTAGGATTACCGCCCCTAGTTTTTCATCTAGACTGTCAATTAAAGCGATCGCATCGCATTTTAATTTAGATAACTCATCAATACGCTTATCACGTTCTGCGACTGTATCAAGGAATCTAGCTACGCTACCCTCTAACCCTTGCGGAGTTCCGCCGCCAGTTACTCTGTCTTTACTATAATCAATAGCACCTATGGATGTAAGGTTCGCTTTTAGTTGATTGATTTCTTCATTGATAGATGCAATCTGTACATCAATCAGCTTAACAGGTTGTAAATAGTCAACCGCCATTTCTATTAATTTCTTATCGTCATATTCTCCCAAACACTTCACCTCATATTTACGATTATAAAACCCATATATTTATACCTCTGCTAGTTTTGCACGATCCCATATAAACGTATCATCTTTATTTCTTGCTGAAAACGAGGTTCTTCCGTTATTCCATGCATATATCATTTCATCTTCATACTTTGCAAAATATGCTTTTTCCCATTTGTCATCACAATCATCTTTAACCAATATAGGTGTATCAACTGGCACTTTACTCCAATCAACAATACCTATATATTCAGCAATATCAATTTGTTGGTTTTCTTCTGTAAAGCACGTACTTCTTATATCAACTCTATTCGACCATTGCGAAATACATTCACGATTTTTGTAAAAGAATACTGTTCCGTTTTCTATTTCTGCTTTTCTGTATCCTAGGTCATACATTCTACAGAACAATTCATCTGTAAATTGTTTATCGTTCATGCTCCCATTCTCCTTTATCTTCATTCCATTTGTACCACTTCACGTTTTTTATAAACATTCCGTTGTCTTGTAAATCATCTTGCATTTCACCGATGCAAAATTCATCATCTTCACTTTCATAAGCCAGTTGCTTTAGAAATTCAAACGCACTTTCCCATGTATCATGTGGTGCTATGTAATAATCTGAATGTTCTGTGTATCCGCTATAGCCTAACATTTGTTATCACCTTGTGTTTCTTTCCATCGATTTAACGCATCATTCCATTCTTCTTTACGCTTACTTTCAACGAATTCCATATACTTAAAGAGTGCATTTCTTCGTACCAGTCTTGTATATTCTTCTAATGACATCCGTCCTTTTCTCAAATCGAACATGCTCATCATTATTGCAATTTTTACACCACCTATACAATATTCCGAAAAAATACCCTCTGGGCTACTTTTAATAACAGGCTTATATATATCGTTACCATGCACTATTGTTAACACACTTGATAATAGTTCAAAATCCATCATAGTTACCTCTTATGATAAGGCGGATATTTCACCGCCTATACCTATCCAATCAATACTTTAATCAAAATCACAAACACAAATATCAAAGCTACCAAAGATACACCCATAATGGCATTAAAGAATAACTCTTGTACAAATTTAGTTGCTTTTTTATTCCGCTCAACTTTCATGTTAGCCATTGATTTTAGATCATTTGTTTTCGTTTGTAGGTTTTCTACATCACCTGTATATATTCCCATCGGTGTACACATATTATTTACCAGCTTTCAATTCTTCAACTTCCGCTACTAATTTAGTAACCAACTCTTCAAGTTGTTTGATTTTACCTTTATGGTTTAACTCATATTCAGAACCTTTACCAAGTCTAAAAGATACACCTGCATTAATCATCTTGTTGGCTAAGGTAGCACCTAAACTAAACATTACGTGTTCAGTAGGTGCATAAAATGCACCAAGTGCTACATCATTTGCATTTTTATAATGGCCGTAACCAACAGCAAATGTTAATTTGTCATCAGAATTGTAGCCTAAATAGTGCAATGCACTTAATGCTGCATTAGATGCACCAGCTTTTGCCACTTCATGCATCACATTTGAGATTTGACCTACTGTATTACGTTCTAAATCCGTAATACGTGTTTCATGGTTATTAATTCTATCCGTATTGTTCAAAATGGCTTGGCTATTTTGCCCAACACGCTCGTTTGTAGCATTTAGAGTGTTATTAATCGTTGTAAATCCATTATCCACCTTAGAGGTCAAATTAGAGATATTCGTAGTATTTCGTGTAACTCGTTTGTCTAAACAGTTCACATCTTTTTGAAGTTTGGCAATGTGTGTTCCGTTTGTTTCAATTTCGTCATACGCTGCGAACAGTTGACTGCCATTTACCGCATCTAAACTGCTAGGGTCTACACGGCCAGCACTCACATTGTGCAGTTGTCTATTGTAATTGCTAATTCCACTATATGTATCGCTTTTCTTACTGCCAAAGGATACTACGCTATTAGGACTTTCACCTGCGAACACGTGAGTTACCCCATTTAATACAACTTGTCGAACACCTACAGGGTTATCCGTCTGACTGTTTGTGCCAATCGCAACGGAATTTTGAATAGGTGCTGATGCATTGTTTCCAATTACCACCGCATCGATACCACGCACTACGCTATGCGTACCTACTGCTACCGCACCTTGATTATCTACTGTATTGTTAGCACCTAATACAGTTTGTTCTTTATTGTTGCCTACATAGTTGTTGTACCCAATTACACTTGCTTGGTCTGCTTCGATTGTTCCATTGCCACCACCGATTACAACGCTATCATTTCCTGTTACTTTATTATCACGGCCAATTGCAATTGTATTTGTGCCTGTAACCACTGTATTTGCCCCTACGGCTACAGAATTGTAACCGCTTACTACTGGCGCTTGTGTGTTAGGCTCTACTGGCCCTGTTACAACACCATTTGCAAATACATTACCACCAATTACACCCATAATCATTGTTGCTAATACTAATTTATTCATATTTGTTTTCTCCTTTTACTGTCTACTTTCTGTCTATCTACTGTCTTTTCTGTCTATCTACTGTCTACTTTCCTGTGCTACCGAACCCATTACTACCTCTTTCTGTTTCGTACAATCGGTCTGTTTCTTCAACGTCAGGCAATAATATCGGAACAATTAACAACTGTGCTATACGTTCGCCACGCTTAATCGTGTAATTCTTGCACGATACATTGTCATACACTGCACATATTTCGCCTGTATAGTCGCTATCAATCACTCCCATGCTATTTGCCATGCGTAGCGGTGTCTTATGCATACTACTACGAGGCACTAACAATCCAACATGAAAGTCAGGTATCTGTACCGCTATTCCTAATGGTATTTTTTTCTGCGTATCCGCTGGTACTGTAACATCGAATGGACAATATAAATCTAAACCAGCACTCCATTTACTACCTCGTGTAGGCAACTCAACATATTCATTCATTCGTTTTACTAACACTATTCCATTCTCCCCAATTCTTCGCTCTAACAACTCGATTGCTCGATATATTTAATTTGGCCATGATTTGCCGATTTGTCATACCTTGCTTGCATAGTTCAATAACCTTATCAGTCAATGCAAATTCATCTTGTATGCTTCTTTTGGTAGGTAAGCCCCTACCTCTGTCAGTAACAATATGTATAGCTTCGCTTATATCTAGGTCTCCCCATACTACAGATGCAAGTGCTAGCCAGTTCTTGCAGTTATGAGGAATACCATATGTTGCCGTATTAACAGCCATCACTAAATCCGCCTTTCTTATACATCTTGAACCAATCATCAGCCCTCATGGTGATTAACCATTTAGCATTATTCTTTCTATGTGCCACGATTGGCATCGCTTTTTTATATTCGCTATCGTGAATTGCTTGTGCCATTGCTTTGTCAATGTTCAATGCTTGTACACGTTTTACTTCGATGTGAATGTTAGGTAGCCCAACACAATCGCTGGCATCACCTGTATTTCCACAATACTGTTGCGTTCGTCTTACATCAAATCCATGTTCCTTGCATAGGTTAGCAAATTCACGTTCTCCATCTGCACCTTTTCGTTTACTATTTACTTTCTTTTTCTTCTCTGTTGGCATTATCTATTCACCCATTTCATGCATCCAATTCGTAAATAATGCATTAGCCCTGTAGGACTTAATTCATACCAATCATCTCTAGCCTTAGCACGTCTTACAAATCCGCCAAACTCGTATATATTACCTCTGAAATCATCTGTATCTATTTCATCAATCAAAATCAATCCTGCATCTTTAAGAAAGAAATTGATCTCATTTCTATTTTCTTCATACAAACTTCTCGGCATTGCATAATACAAGTACTTTACATTCTTACAATCATGGTATCGTTTCTTTTTAAAATCTCTCCTAAAATCATGAATATCTGTTTTAATTTCGACTTCTGTTAGGTATTGCGTTTTTAAGTCGAAATATATGAAATCAGCTTCATATTCAGTCCTACCAGGGCAATACATACTTACGTTTGGTATACATATTTTTTTACGAAATAAATGCTTACCAAGAACATATTGAATATCCTTTTCATCCATATATATCTCCTAATCACGTACTTCACATCCATATTTAGCTTTTCTCATCTTGCACCTAATTTTCTTGGCATTGCTAACTATGTATGCATTGGTATCGTTACGCATTACATTACACTTCATTTCTTTTTCTTTGTTTTTCTTATACATTCGATACATAGGGCATGTAACATGACATGCTATTTCTCTGTATTCGCATCCCTTACATGGTACTTTCATTTATCATTTCCTGTTTTCAAAAGGATTAATGGTTTCATAGATTACAAATTCTCTATTATCATATCCATGTCGTATTTCCCATTCACGAAATACCTTTGTTAATTCCTTTTCCAATTCCTGCATATGTTCTTTCTTTACATCAAGCAAATAATCTTCCGAATATTCCGCTATTTCATCGTCAAGATCACTATTTACAATATCTTCAATAACTCGTTCAGCATCAACAGTAGGAACATAATAATAAGGATTTCCAACCCTAATTTTTGGTACTTCGTAGGCTGGATAACTATCAGCAAAATCTTTTACGGCATCTTCAATGCTTTTTTCTGGATACCCTACACATCCATCGATTACCCAGCACCATTCATTCTCGTTTTTGACTAGCATTGTTATTCCTCTTCTTCTTGCTTTTCCCATCCAGCAACAATATTTATTCCAAATCCATCATACAAATTATCAACATAGTCAATCTCATAAAGCGTTCCGTATGCATCGATACAACACTCTTGATCTTTGTCACATTTTTCTAAATACTCAATCAATTCACGTACTGTCATTTTGAAATTCCTTTCTTAATATACTCTTTTATTGCAATAATTTTATTTAAGTAAAAAATCGCCACCTAGAATGGAATATTTTCATTTTGATTTGTGGTATCAAAACTATCAAAGTTACTACCACTATCAAATTCGCCCTCTAATTTTCGTCCTACGAAATCAGCAACTACCTCGGTTACATATTTCTTTTGTCCGTTGCTGTCCTCATAGGAACGTGTTTGAATACGGCCATTTACAAGTAATCGATCTCCTTTCTTGCAATTGCCAACCGCTTCGCCTGTCTTGCCCCATGCTACGCAATTGATGAAAGCAGTTTGTTCTTTCGCTTCATTGGTTGTAGAGTCAATATAAGTATTCGTAGCAGCTACTGTAAAAGTTGCCACCGCTCTCCCACTTTGTGTAAATCTCAATTCCGCATCTCGTGCTAAATTTCCTAATAGTTGTACTTGGTTCATATATTCAGCTCCTATTTTCTAATTCTACGTACCATATCGCCCTGTTTTGGTGCTTGTGATATTTTTGTTGCTTAGATTTATCGTTCAAAATATTAACTCGCCTTACAGGGCTTTTTAATCAATTTCAATAACTTAAATGGTTTAGTTTAGCTTCGACTTCATCAACGTACACATCGTAGCTAGGATGAATATGGCAATCGACTGTTGCCTCGTTTCTCATAATCTCAAGCAAGTTTTCGATTTTAGTTAGTGCTTGTGCCTCATTATTAGCCAGCATTTGAAAGCTAACATTGAAATTTACATTCACACTCACATCAAACTCTTTTACGCTTTCTTTCATTTATCCCCCTATTGCCTGTTTTAACAACGCTTTCCCTTTATCAGATATTTTGCTTTTGTCGATTATTTCTGTTACATCGACTGGTTCTTTGGCTACTTCTACCAAGTTACCTGTAGATGTCATTTCTATTTGCTTTTGACCTGCACTTATCAAGGCTTTATCGTGTTCCGCCTTTTCTCGTGCTTTCAATAATAAGTGATTATCCTTGATTGAATTTGCCATACGTTGGCGGTGTTGCTCACGTTCCACCAGTTGCTCATAGCAACGGATGAATTGTGATCTACAACTTGCCTCGTTATATTCATGGCCCATTCTAGGGTCAAAGGATGACCATATCGCCCTTGCAGCCGTTAAGGTTATTCCCTCTAAATGCTCCTTTCCATTGTCATAACCATAAGTGCCTGCTACTTTGATTACTTTCTCCCATGCAGTTTGTGCGGTTTCCACTTCATCATGCATATTCACATATGCACTTAATGCGGAACACTCTTCTCTGATTTCTGCAATCGTAGGTAGAAATTTACATTTATTAATCAAGTTCGCTATGGCCTGTTCTAAAGTAACAGGGTTAACATCACTAAGCATATTGACATATAGCAGCATACGTTGTTCTGACATATCAGTAGACCACGCTATCTGTAACATCGATAGTGCTTTCAAAGTCTGTTGTTGGTTGTTCAGTTTCTACACCCCCTAACTTATTCATCAAGTTATTAACTACGTTGATTGCATCTTCTTTACTATTCTTTTTAGAATTAGGTTTTCTGTATTCGCTACGCTCCCAAGTCCTAACCGCTGCTTTCCAATCTTTCATAGAGTTCTTTCCTACTTTCCAGCCATTGCTTTCGTAGTAGTCATAGAATTGTTCAGCGTTTACATTGTTTTTTCTTTCAATACAGTATTGTTTGATTTCAGATAGAGTAGGTTTTTCAAAACGCTTGCGTTTTGTTGTAGTGCTTTTTGCACTACTATCTATCTCTTTCTCTATCTTTATCTCTTTCTCTAACTCTATCTCTGGTGTAGATTTCTCCAAGATTTCTTCAAGATTTCTTGATTGAGTTAGTTTCTTTTGTTTTCTTTCATCTGATATTCTTCGGTCATAAAGCCTTTGCCTATCAGCTTCTGTACTGCCTTTACCTATGAAGTTCTGAATATCCAACATATAGATAGCACCATTTTCTAGTATTTCTACAAGTCCTAGTTCTTTAAACATAGATAGTGCTTGTTTAATAGTGCCTACTTGATGCCCTGTTACACTTGCCAGCATTTCAGCGTTGTAAGGAATGCGATCATTAACAACTAACTTTCCATCATTCTTTAGACTTCGTAAGTAGAGTTTTAAAAGGATATTACTGTACAAGTAGCCGTCTTTCATGCTTTCTAATATCTTCAACTCATCACTATCAAAGAAATTATCTTTCAGCCGTAGATAGTAATATTTTTTGTTATCGCTCATAGGCTAGTCCTTGTTTAGCGTTTCGATAAACTCATCTTCACTTAATGGCTTACCTAGTAATGCAATTCGTGCTAACACACTAGCAATTTCATCCGCTTCATTTTCTTCTGCATCTAATACGCTATTAACCATTGCATAAACTGCGTCTAGTTCTGAGATTATCCGATTATTAAACGTATTACTATTTTGGTCTTTTTTGTAATATTCAATGCGATTTTCTACGTATGCTCTAATCATTATTAACTCGTTCATATTTATCTGTCCTTTCTTCGACTTCTTTTAATAGGTTTCGTCTAATTTCTTTTGCGAACACACCATGCGCTTGATAATGGCAATCGGTACATAGACAAGCTAGATTTCTCAAATCACTTAATCCGCCTTGCGATCTAAATATTATGTGATGGCACTGACTGGCCATGCTTCCGCATATCACGCATAAGCCGTTATCACGTTCATAGGCTTGCTTTCGTGTTGTTGCGTATAGTTTGTTATCACGTTTTTTTCTGTTGTTCACTATCCCACCCCTCTATAAGCGATTGAATGTATTCGCTAGGTTCTAGTTGAATACCTAGCTGGTTACACTCATCTGTTAAACAATCTATAAGCCTTGCCATTTCTTTTGTGTTGTATACGCTGCTGCCGTGGTAGCACATGATATTGTGATAGCCCTTTAGGTTTTGGCACTCACCTATATCTTCCGCAAGCCAACCCAATCCGTGGCCTTGCCATATTTGTATATAGCGTTCGACCGCATCTTCTCTTACTGGCACATATGAGAAATGTCCACAATCTTTTATTGCCTTTCGGTATACATCCTCTTTTGATGTGTATCCGTTCTTACTCAACTCATCAGCTATGCGTTGGCACAATATCCAAGCATAACTATTTGAGTTAAGACTACGGCTTTTAGATTTCCTTTTAATCTCTACTGTGTATTCTTTATCGGTAGAGATATTTGACAAATCATTGTCATGTGGTGCTGGTATTACTACCATTACACCGAGTGGCGAACGCAACAGTTCGATGTTATTTGTTGTCCACTTCATAACCTTTCACCCAATCATAAAGTTTTGACATCTGATCTCGTGTGATGTTATCAATCACTCCAACACCAAACATTTTTGTAAGTTGTTGGTTTAGTTGCTCACTACTAATCCCATGTTCGCCAGCCGTTTGTAATACAATTGCATACGCATTTTGAGGGTTAAACTCTTTTTCTTTCTTTTCTTTTTCTGCTGCTGCATTTATTTTTGTATCTTGCAATCCTCTATATACATCAGCACCTACACCAATCATTTTTGCTGCAGTACCTAATGCATCAGTAACGGCCATCTTAAAGGCTTCATCGTTGCCGTGAAAACCATTTTTATCTTTGTAGATTAGGAAATCTCCACCATATCCAGGAATTGGTTCACTCCATTCATCACCATCTTTGATGTATAGATTTACCAATACATACAACATAGTTTCTTTGGTTTCTTCGACTGGTACTTGTTGAGTACTAACAACTTCAAATTTCCAACCAATTCCACACATACCATATGTTTCGGTTAAGATTTCCCATCGCCATTGAGGAGAAATGTCATATTTTCCTTTAAGTTTCCCAAAGTCAATTACTTTCAACGCTGATTGCGGTACAGTTTTAACCGCTATATATCTACTATCCATCTATACCTCTTTATATTTGTAACCACGCATTTCCAAGAAATCAGTTAAATCTTTTGCATCTTCTTCTGTTAAGTCATATACAGTTACTGTTAAACTTGTTTTTGCTTCTGATGTTTCTGCTATTTCAACTGTTTCATTTTCGATGCTTGCCCTAGCAGCTTCTTCCATCTCGTTACGTTTTGCGAATTTTGCATTGATAAATTCTCTAGCTTGATCTAGTGGCATATCTTTTACTACAGGCCAGCACTCATTAAAAGTAATCGGTGTGGCTAATTCGTATTGCTGGTTGCAAGTATCAACCACAAACTCAATCATTCCTTCTTTCTCTGCTAGAATTTGTTTATAATCGTCATCCGATTGTTGTCGCTTTGCAATTTCAATCATCATTCCCTCAATAGAGGTTTCAGTGTCTTTCATCTTTGCAGTTTTATTTAACCAGCGTTTATCACGTTGTAGTTGTTCCGCATATTCTGCACGAACGTTATACTTTTCAACCATTTTTTCAATAAACTTGTTGATGGTTTCTGTTTTTGCTTGTACTTCTTTTTCGTCAAAGTATTTAATTTGTTCCGCCAATGGTTTTTCTGCATCGTAAACAACTTTCAATACTTCATTTACTTCTTCCTCAAACAATTCAATAGGTCTTTTGAGTTCTCTTTTTTTCTCTTTACAGAATTTATCAAGTGTTGTTCTATACTTAACAATTTCATTCTTAGCACTTACCATTTCCTTATAGTTTTCTTCGGTTACTACAAGTCCTTTATACTTTTCTAGTTGCGCTTCAAAATATGTTTTGATTTCGTCTTTGTTCCATTTGAATACTTGTTCGTTTTGACTAACAATCGGTGTTAAATTAATTTCCATTTATTTCTCCTTGTGTTAAAATACAAGTAGAGATATAAGACATACTCTCTACTAGCACGCTTGCTTTCCTACGGCCTAGCGTGCTTTTTTATTTCTCTTGCCCAAAAGTTGCTCAATATTAGTAGTGCGAACCCTAGGGCAACTTGAAGGAATGCGGTATAGAAATCAATTCTATCTATTTCTACGGAACCTACTGTTCCGATTACCGCTAAAAACGCTACAGCTCTTATCAACCAAATCAACTTCATAATTCTTCTCCTATCACTGTTAAAATGGGTTGTAACAAAAGCCATATACTCTATCATGCGAACCAACTTTTCCGTAATGTCTACGGAGTACATCAGAAGTGTTCTCTTCTTCCATGCGTTGCCCATCCGCACAATGACATTCCCAGCCATAAGGTGTAATTTCATCAAAGATACTCTCTACATATTCGTAGTGATCTTCACGAATTTTTGCACCAGCACAAGCGATGGCTTCGATGAAATTATTGTTTATAAACTTTTTCATAGCTCTTCTCCTACTATCACTAGCATTTGGCTAGTGATTTTTTTAATTTCACTTTTTAAACGATTGTTTTCCTGTTGTAGTTTTTCTACCTCTACTTTCATTTTCCGAAATGCTATCGGTGTATACTCATCATTGATACCTACAAGGCTTTCAACTTCCTTTTTGCTGAACCTAACTCCAGCTACTCCTTTTAATTGATGAAGTGTGCCTTTATCTCTCATGTTGTATACGCTTGTTTCTGTACATTTTAGAAGTTTCGCCACTTCTGATACTGTATAAACTAGGCTCTCCATCGCATTTCATTCCTTGCGTGTAAATCAGCAGTTCTAGCCAGTTTCACCCAAGATAGAATGACTTTCCTATTCCATCTTGATTGGTTTCTTAACGGCCATTTTTTCCTGATGAGTTTTCGCCAGTATTGTGCGTACTCATCATTTCTGCCAGCCCATCCAAATCTTGTGGGTGTTTGTCCGTATCGTTTGTTAGCTAGTTTTAGATCCGTTTGATTTTGTACTAGCATCTAATCACCTCTTTATAATTACATTTAAACTGTAATACTTTTACAAAAAAATAATCTTATGGTACGGAACCTCATAAAGATTTTCAATCTTTTTTAGCACATGTACATCTGGGGATGATTTTCCTTTTTCATAATTCATCAACGTATATTCGCTAATACCTAGCATTTCCGCTGCTTTCTTTTGTGTCAGCCCTTTATTTACTCGTGCTGCTTTTAACGTAATTCCATCTTTTACGAAATCTTGTTGGTTCAATTTATCACCTCGCTTTTCCCTTTCGTTGATTGCATTGTATTACAGTTAAACTGTAATGTCAACAGTTTTTCTGTAAATTATTTAAAAAATATTTGATTTTTTTGCAGTTTAAATATATTATATAAATAACAACAAATATTTTAAAATTACAATGAGGTGAATATAATGAGTGATTTAGGCAATAGAGAGATATTCTCCAAGAATTTACAGTACTATATGAACCTATACAATAAAACTAGAATACAAGTTGCAAAAGATATTGGTGTATCTTATACAACATTTACAAGTTGGATTAAAGGTACTAACTATCCTCGTATAGATAAGATAGAATTACTAGCTAATTATTTTAGAGTAAACAAAGCTGATTTAATAGAAAACAAATACTCAGAAAATGAACAGTACTATTCTGATCCGTCTGTATCAGAATATGCACAAGCCATTAAAGACAATCCTGATTTACGTTTATTATTCGATGCAAGTAAAGATATGTCTAAAGATGATATTAACTTTGTAATTAATACTATAGAGATGTTGAAGAAAAGAGGTTGATGGTATGACTAACTACGAACCTGTAATTACTTCATGCATCCGTGAAATGCAAGCAATGGCCTTTATTGTTTCTACTATTTCTATTGTATTCGCTATAACATTATACCTATTCACTCGTAATGGCTATATTTCTGTAGCATTGCCATTTATTGCAAATGCAGTTGTTTTAATGATGCTCACTAATAAAATACATAAAAGCATGTGTAAAAAATTCCATGTTAAATAATATACAATAACCCTACAAAGGGGATGATGGTATGAACATCAATTTGATTTACATAAAATTACGGAAAACACAAACTGCGGTATTAAAACTAAATGATGATGGTACTTACACCATTCTCGTTAATAGTGATAAACCTATTGATGTACAACGTAAAGGTATACTACATGAGATAGGTCATATATTAAATGATGATATGTATAGTCAGGCACACATTGATTTAATCGAGCGTATGGCTCATGCAAGGGAAATGGACGATGTAGATGGTATTAACTTTTACACTCACATCATATGAGGTGAATTATGCAATACAATTTCACTATCAGAAAAAAGGATAAAGGGTATCAGATTATAGTTAGCTATAAAGACGGATATAAGTGGAAACAGAAATCTAAACAGGGTTTTGCCACACAAAGAGACGCAAAACTTTATGGCCAGCAAATAGTCGATAACCTAAAAAAGACTATCACCAGTCCACTTGATGATAGTCTAAAAGATATAACGCTTATTGAGTTTTTTGATATATTTATTAGTGAACATATCAACGCTACAAAGAATACATTGATCACTTACAAGAACGCACTCAATGTAGTTGATGCATTAAAGGATAAAAAACTGTCAACAATTACAACGCAAGATATACTACATCAATTTAATCATTCCGTATATGCAGTTGCTACAATAAACCTAGCATATAGAGTGCTAAATATGTTATTTAACTATGCTATCTCTCCATACAAAGTAATTCGTGAAAATCCTTGTAAACCCATTAAGCCGTTAAAACAACGCGATGTAAAAAAGGTTTCTGTCATTACCGCTGATGAGTTACAACGATTAGACGAATTAGAGGATAGCAACTATTTATACTACGTATTGTTCATGGTGGCAAGATATACGGGTGCTAGGTATGGCGAAATAATAGCTATAACATGGAACGATATAGACTTCACAAATAAAACAATAGCCATAAACAAACAATGGGTAGCACTAGGAAACAATCAATTTGACTACTCATTTACTAAATCTACTAATGGAATAAGGACTATACCAATACCGCCTGCATTACTCGTGATACTGACAAAGTATAAAAATGTATGTACAACAGATAGGTTGTTTAACTTTAGGCGGAGTAATACTACTACCCCTAACAGAATATTACAAAAATATATTCCAGAAAAATCAATGCATGCATTCCGTCATACATACGCCACTACTTTATTAGCAAATAATGTAGATGTTAAAACAGTAGCAAGCCTACTCGGTGATACAGTAGATACAGTTATTCACAATTACATACACTATACTGATGAGATGAGGTTAAAGGCTGCGGAAAGCGTGGCTAATATTTTTGGCTAATAATTTTTGACGATTTTTTGATAAATAAAACAAAACACTAGCAATATCAATGATTGTTAGTGCTTTTGTTAATATCTTTAATTATACCACATATACCATGCCATCTATACTGCATTGTACTGTATCAATATCATTATTTTCTCGCCATGTGAAAGTTATATGTTCATATGCTCGTTCGAAATATGTAACATTGCGTTTTTTTAATCCCCTTACCTTAGACGTAAGACATCGTGGATAGGATATCGTAATGGTACGAATTGGATTTCTAAAATATTCTGTATGCTCATCGATACAATATGCTATGCGCTGCTTCCACTGCTCATTAGTCACTAGTTCTCCCATGGCAGGCTCATAAGGACCTGCCAATAGACTAGTACCTGTATCGAGTTCTTCAGTGCTTTGCAATCCAGTCCGAATAACAGTAATATGATGCGATTCAAACCAAGTCTTTAAAAACGCACAATACTGTAATGCTAATTCCAATGATAATGGCTCATATATACCTGACTTGTATTGTTCCGCCAATTCCGTATGATCTATGACAAGAACGGGATAAATACGTACAAAATCAGGCTGCAATGCAGTTATTTCAACAGCTGTTTGTATTATCGTTTCCCATGAATCGCCTAAAAGCCCCGGTAACAGTTGTAGTCCTACGGTAAATCCAAACTTTCGTAATTGTTTAACAGCCAATTTTACATCATCAGAGGTATGACCGCGTTTAGCTAAGGATAGTACGGTATCATCCATAGATTGTACGCCGAGTTCTATGGTCTTCATACCAAATGAACGCAGTAATTCTAATTGTCCATCACTTACGGCATCAGGCCTTGTAGAACAACGAATACCATCTATAATACCCGCTTGTAGCGCTTCATTAGCAGGTGCTAATAATTGTTTTTGTAATTCTTGATCAATAGCGGAAAAGGAGCCTCCATAAAAACAAACCTCCCAATATTTATCCGCTCTAGACTCGCCTACATAATCTCTAATGGTCGATGTAATATATGCTGGAGTCAAATACCCTATACCTGATATTTCTGTAATACGAGACTGATTACAAAATGTACACACATGAGGACAGCCCACATGAGGGATAAAAAATGGAATCATACCATATTTCATGAATATACCTCCTCCCTATTCCTATTTACGATTCTAATTACATACATTTCGATTTTAATGTTCTCATATTAATAGTTCCTATATAAAAAGCGCCTTGCGGCGCTTATTATATAGCAGCCATTAACCGTTCTAATGTCAATTGTGCTGCATGTTGTTCTGCTATTTTTTTACTTTTACCAGTACCTGCCTCATAGGTAATCCCATCGATGGATACCTCCATCATAAAAGTTTTAGCATGATCAGGACCAGACTCACTGATAAGACTATACACTATATGTTTATCACCATCACGTTGTACAAATTCTTGTAACAATGTTTTATAATCTTTACCACGCTTACCTTCTAATGCTTGTTTAAGATTAGGAGCTAAGTGATGAAGAACAAAGTCCA